ACGTAAGATCATTACAAATGCACAAGCTAGTATTGATCCTGCTGAAAAGCGCATTGCCACTATCTTAAAAGATAAGTTTGATGATTATGTATTAAATGCACCAGATAAAGATGTTATGGCTGGTGACGCTAAAAGTGGCGCTGAAGCATGGAAACAAGCACGAGGTGAATACTCAAAGCTAATGAAGGGTGAAGTATTTGAAAAGATGCTTGAGAACGCTCAATTAGACGTTAGTAAGTTTACGGCATCTGGCTCTGAAAATTCACTTGCACAGCAATTGCGCCAGTTAGCTAAAAACGATAAGAAGATGCGCTTGTTTACCGCTGGTGAAAGAGATGCAATTAAGGCTGCTGCTAAAGGCGGCAATACTCAAAACCTTCTTAAATTCTTTGGTAGGTTTGCTCCTACTGGCCCAGTAAGTAGTATGTTTTCTGGTGGCGCAGCAGTATATGAGCCTACTATCGGTCTGCCAATAGCTGCTGGTGCTACTTTATCAAGAATAGCAGCGACTAAAATGAGACAAGGAAGTGTCGAGGATTTGGCTAACATGATGCGCTCCGGTGTAATGACTAAGCCACCAGCCTCGCCTTATCCTGCTATTACCGCAACTCGTGGTCTGCTTTCTCCACAGATTAGTTCTGAAGAACTCCAACAAATTTATGGTGGTCAATAATGGCAAAGACAAAGATTAGTGAATTCGACACAGACCCTGCGTTAAATACTGACATTGACAGTATTAACATTGCAGAGGGATGCGCTCCTAGTGGCATTAACAACGCTATTCGTGAGCTTATGTCGCAACTCAAGAATCAGCAGTCAGGTACAGACGGCGATAGCTTTACTGTTGGCGGTAATCTTACTGTTTTGGCTCAAGGTGATGTCAGACTATCAGATGCTGACTCATCTAACTATGTTGCATTGCAAGCACCTACTACGTTAGCTGCAAACTATACGCTGACAATGCCTACGGCTGATGGCACAAGCAGCCAAGCTATTAAAACAGATGGCGCTGGCACATTGTCATTTGGAAATTGCGTTTCAACTGTAGGCTGGACAGGCGGTATCGTATCTGTAGCTACAGCGACAACTACTCCTGCGCTTACTGTTGCAGGTACGTCTGGCGGTGTTCCATATTTTAGTAGTGGCTCAACTTGGACATCATCTAGTGCATTAACTGCAAACGCTATTGTCGTTGGTGGTGGTGCTGGCGCTGCTCCTGCTACAGTTACTACTGGCACAGGCGTAGTTACTGCTTTAGGTGTTAACACAGGCTCCGCAGGTGCTTTTGTGGTTAATGGGGAACTAATACCAGCAACAAATGGCGGCACTGGATTAACTACTCCTGGCACTAGCGGTAACTTCCTGCAATCAAATGGATCAACATGGATTAGCACAGCAGTCACACCTAGTATTTCATTAGTTGTTTCAAGCAGAACATCTAATACAATATTAGGGTCGTCTGATAACAGTACATTAATTAATGTAACCAGTGGAACTTTTACGCAGACAATATCTGCTGTTTCAGGTTTAGCTGCTGGTTGGTATTGTTATTATAGAAATACTGGCACTGGTGTAGTTACAATTGATCCTAATAGCTCTGAGCTTATTGGTGACGCAACTACTGCTGTATGTAATCCTGGTGATATTTGGCTAATTCAATCTACTGGCACTGCGTTTCTTCTTAGTCGTTTAGCTGGTTCTAATTCTGTTGTTTATACATCTGGCTCTAATACATTTACCGTACCTGCTGGTGTGTATCGCATTTATGCTGAATGTTGGGGTGGTGGTGGTTCAGCATCACAAGCTCAAGGAGCAGGAGCTGGTGGTTATGTAGCAGGTTGGATTAATACAACTCCTGGTAGTACGATAACTGGAGTAGTTGGAGCTGGTGGGGTAGTTGGTGTGCCACCCCCATCAAGTCCTGGTGGTTCTGGAAATGACACTACATTCTCTACATTTACTGCTGGTGGTGGACAGTATGGTAGTGCAAACGCAACTGGTGGATCAGCATCTGGTGGAACTATTAACATAGTTGGTGGTAATGGGTCATCAATGTCAGCAAATGTTTATACTACCGCTTATGCAGTAGGTGGATCAGCACCGAGAGGCGGCTCTGGATTTTCTGGAATTACTGGTGGTAATGGTGCGATACCTGGCGGTGGTGCTGGATGTGGTGCTGGTAGTACAGGAGCCTTTACAGGTGGTAGAGGTCAAATTAATGTTTGGTGGGTATAACTATGTCAGACATCAATCCACAGGAATTTGGCGCATTGCAAGCAGATGTTAAGACATTAACGGCTGAGATACACTTACTTCGCAAAGAGATGGCTGACGTAACTGCTATGCTTAATCAAGGTAAAGGTGGTCTATATACGGTCATCTTTGCTGCTGGCGCACTTGGCTCCGTTATTACTTTAAGCGTTAAAAAAATATTCGGAGATTAACGTGGACCCTTTGACTATCGGCGCAGCGGTTGCTATCGCTAAGACTGCTGTAGCCGGAGTTAAAGAGTTAATCTCTTTAGGTCACGAAATTCAAGACTGCTATCACGACATAGCTACCTTTTTCGATAAGCAAACAGAAGTAGAGCTTGCTGTCATCGAGCAAAAGAAACAGAAGATACAGGCTGCTAAAGAAGGCAAGCCACAGCGTAGCGCTACCGCAGAGGCGTTAGAAGCTACCTTTGCACATAGAGAGATGATCCGGCTAGAGAAAGAGCTTAAAGAGGCTCTAATCTACGGTAGCCAGGAGTCAGGTCTATACGACGAGATGTGTCATCGTCGAGATGCAATTATCCTAGAACGAAAACAAGAGATCGAAGATGCAGAGCGTGAGGAACGTATGCGTCTGGCTGAAATACGTCGCAAGAAAGAGCAAAAAATACAGAATATTCAGGAATGGTTAGCTGTAGTGCTAGGCGTTTCTATTAGTAGTTTCGTAATGTATGCAATATGGTGGATGTTTAAAAACGGGGGTAAAGACTAATGATGACCTTAATTACTACGCTAATCTCTTTTCTATCTGGTGGCCTACCAAAGTTACTGGATTTCTTCCAAGACAAACAAGACAAGAAGCATGAGTTAGCACTTGCTCAATTGCAGATGGCACAGCAGCTAGAGATGGCTAATAAAGGCTTTGAGGCTCAAGCGCACATTGAGGATATTAAGACAGAGCAGATAGGCATCCAGACGCAAGCAGATGAGCGCATAGCGTTGTATTCTCACGACATTGAGATTGGTAAGGGTGCATCGCAGTGGGTTGTTAATGCTCGCGCTATGGTGCGTCCTACGATTACTTACGGTCTATTTTTATTGCTAGTTGCTATTGACATTGCTGGTGTTTGGTATGCCTGGACGCAAGATGCTCCGTTTAAGGAGATGATGGCGCTAGTTTGGGATGACGACACGCAAACGATTTGGGCTTCTGTTATAAGTTTCTGGTTTGGTACACAGGCGTTTAGCAAGAAATGAAAGTAAGCGACAAGGCACTTAAAACCATAATTCATCATGAGGGTGTTAGATATAAGCCATATCTTTGCCCTGCTGGTCTATGGACTGTCGGTGTAGGCCACGTTTTATATCCCAAACAGGGACTATTACCAGTGGCTCAAAGAGGCTCTATTGGGCTGCGTGTTGAGGACTTTAGACAGTTTACTAAGGATGAGGTAGATGCGATTCTTAAAGCAGACTTGCAGCGTTTTGAGCGAGGCGTACTACGTTATTGCCCTAATTCTCTTACTCAAGGGCAATTCGATGCTCTCGTCTCTTTTAGCTTTAATGTAGGGCTAGGTACATTGCAGCGTAGTACGTTGCGCCAAAAACACAACCGTGGTGAGTTTGATGGTGCTGCTGCTGAGTTTATGAAATATACAAAAGGTGGCGGTAAAGTTCTTAAAGGGTTGGTGAATAGACGCAAAGACGAAATGAAAATCTACATATCTTAGGAGTCATCATGAAACAAATTATTGCAGGTCTTTTGTTAGTTATATCAGTTTCGGTATATTCAGCAACTCAAGACGCAGACGGTAATTTGCTTCTATCTCAAGAAGAAGTTTATAGAACTATTGAGCAATTTAATCAGCTTGAAATACGCATAAACTACTCTAATAGTAAAATCAAAGAGTTACAAGACAAACTTGAGAAACTAGAGAAAGTAAAGTGCGGATAATGGTTACTAAAAAGATACCTCAAGACTGTATGCCGATGTGCCAATCATGCGCTTTCTTTGATCGTGAGAAGAATGATGATGTCGGGTTTTGCAGACGCTATCCCCCATCTATGTTCTTTCTTGGCGACGATGATTTTGAGAGTTTATTCCCAATTACCGGAAAAAGTGAATGGTGCGGTGAATTTAAAAGGCAGGTGTCATAATGACTCACCCAGTAACAGATGAGGAGTTCATAGCGGCATGGAACTCATGCGGCTCAGTTACTAAAGTAGCTGAGATTCTAGGCATTAACCACAGATTTGTTAATCGCAAGCGTAGAAACATCGAAAAGCGGCAAGGTGTCCAGTTGCTTGCTACTGCTAAAAACAGCCCTGATTTCAATGTAACTTTGCCAGCTAACGGCGTTAGAGTTAATGTTGGATTGGAATCAGGCGTTGTTATCGTTGGTTCAGATGCTCACTACTGGCCTGGCATCATCTCCACAGCTCACAGGGCCTTTGTGGTTGCTGTTAAAGAGCTAAACCCTAAGATGGTCATTATGAACGGTGATGCGTTTGACGGGGCTAATATCTCACGACATCCACGAACAGGATGGGAAGCCAGACCAAGCGTTAAACAGGAGCTAGAGGCTTGCAGAGATCGTATCTGTGAGATCGAGGACGCTGCTGGCAATGCCAAGCTACACTGGACTTGGGGTAATCACGACATCCGTTGGAATAGCAGACTGTCCTCACAGGCTCCTGAATTTGAGGGTATCCACGGCATGAACTTAACGGATCACTTCCCGCGCTGGAAGTTTTCAACTTCTGTGATGGTAAATGACCACACTCAGATCAAGCATCGCAACTATAACGGAATCCATGCTGCTTATAACGCTGTTCTCCGGTCTGGTGTATCTACGGTCAACGGTCATCTACACTCTCTTAAAGTCACTCCTTGGACTGATCTGACAGGCACTCGCTACGGTGTCGATACAGGCTCTCTAGCAGACGTATGGGGCGCTCAATTTGAGTACACAGAAGACGGTACTAGAAACCATCGAAGCGGCTTTGTAGTGCTGACATTCTACGAAGGCAAGTTACTGCCTCCGGAAATGTTAGAGGTCATTGATGAGGATAAAGGTCTTGTGTGTTTTCGAGGGCAGGTGATCGCGGTTTAATCCAGCTCGATGTCCAATCAGCCTTAACTGGTTGGAGTTTAGCCCTGCGTTTAGCTAGGAATAGGTCTTTCTTGTCTATATCCTGGTTAAGTCTATTACGTGCTATTTGCGCTCTTTCCTTTGAGGATAATGGCGCAGGTCTAATGGCATCTTCGTATCTGCCAATGCAAAACACAGGCACATAGACTTCTTTTATTTCTTTCTGCTCTTTTATCCAGCTATCAATGTAGACGAGCTTAATCTTGCGTAAATGCTTGATATAGCCTTTCATCCATTTATTTGAGATAAAGAACTGCTTTTCTATCTCCGTGTATGTTGATGGCGTTTCTAGGATTTTGAGCAACTTAGCCATTCTTACTTCGGATGGCTTTGTGTTGTATTTCATTTCACTCATCTTTGACGAATACTCCATTGAAATTTAAGAATCCTTTACGGTCTTTAATTTCTGCATAGGCATCTTGCAAGCAGTCAACAATT